GATAAATCAGCACCTTCTTGACAATATCTCAAAGGTGTGATACAATGATTTACATTTAATGAAAGGGAGATGAAAGATGGAAAAGAATGAATCCTTAGTAACAATCAAAGCTGAGCTCGACCCTACTTCCACCGGTACAAGCCAGCGTTATACTGTTGGTGAAAAAGGTGATGGTATTTCTGGTGCTATCTACCTCTCAAAGCATATTGAGCTTCCCTGCGAACTCACTATTCAATTTTCTAAGGAAGGAGTCAAAGATGACATTTCCAATCGCTGAACATCCTTCGTGGGAAATAAAAGACTCCTCCAAACTCGATGACTACATCCGTTGTCCTCGGTATTACTTCTACCGCTATATGCTCGGCTGGTCACTTGATGTCCCAGAACATGATTTAGTCTTTGGCGATGCCTTTCACCATGCTCGTGAGCACCAACTTTTATTCGGCTACGATGATGTTCAAGGTGCTTATCAGGCATTTTTAGATGTCTATCGAAAGGAGTTTCCACCTGAGACTGATGCCCTCTACCTTCCTAAGGTACCTACTGCAGTAATGAATGCTATTATGCAGTTCGCCACCAACTATTCCCAAGACCTTGTCGACAACGAGGTTGTTGAATTAGATGGAAGGAAGATGACTGAAATAGCTGGAACGGTTCCGGTTGATGAGAAGCGTGTTCTCCACTACCGAATGGACTCTATTATGAGACGCAAAGCAGATGGGATGATATTCTCTTGGGATCATAAGACTACATCTGGCAAGTGGATACATGATACGAGGTGGGATAGAGATTTATTCCTATCTATTCAGAATGGGACTTATACGCATTGTCTCTATTGTATGTTTCCAGTTGACCAAGTCCTTGGAGTGGAGTTTGATAAGACTGGATTTGAATATTTGAAGAAAGGAAGTGCTAATCGTCCGGCTGGCTATCATGCCACAACAAGACGTGTTCCAGCTTTTAAATCACCGGAGCAAATGAACACTTGGCTCTGGCTGGTCAATACAATTCTAGATGAACTCGAAAGAGATATGGATAGATTGACTTACTGCACAGAAGGAGATGACGTCTTCATGGCTTTCCGCCAGAATCCTAAAGCCTGCAACGACTATCGTGGTTGTGAGTTTCACGACTATTGTTTAGCGTGGCAGAATCCATTGAGAAGATGTTACGAACCACCTCTCGGTTTCATTCAGAAGTTCTGGAATCCAGCCGAGAGGGAAGCTACGGTTAAGAAAGATCTGAGGTTTATAATATGAAGAGAAAATATGTACATAAAGAAGGATGCTCGAAAAGAAAGGCTTGGGCTATGAGACGTAACTGGCTCATTAAAAGAGTTAGAGGTGCTTTGTCAGTATTTTCAATTGAAGACAGAGAGTTCATGCGAGAGCTTATGAATGAAGAAGACTACGGTCTAATCAATCGAGTCGCTACTGGCATAGCGATTATAGATGAAAAAATCTCTAAGAGTAAATGGAAGGAGTAAAAGAAAATGGCTGACTTTTGTAAGCAGTGCTCCATAAGAATCTTTGGTAAAGATTTTGGAGACTTAAAAGGAATCACTAAAAAAGAAGATTTTGAAAAAGGTCTTGCATGTATAGTCATCTGCGAAGGATGTGGAACTATTCAAGTTGACCCTGAAGGTAACTGTATAAGTAAAGACTGTCTTGAAGGAGGGCATACTAATGGCTTATGATGCTGCTGCTGAACTCAAACGAGTTCAAGATTTTTACAAAGGAGACAAACTCCAAAAACNNGCACGAAGGCCTGTCCACATAGATTCCTTTGACCCTGGTGGAACTAAAGGTCTCCGTTATCTCATTGCCTCAGGTGATGTTGTGGCTGATACACGATACGAAGACGACGACCCTTTCTCACCAAAAGCTTATGCCGATTTGAAGAAGGCTACAGATGTAAGATTTCAAATAGGTTACTACAATCAGTTTGGAACCTACTGCCTTGACTCTGCCACAACATTTGGCATAGCAGTAATGAACTATGGCCTAGCCAATAAAGGATTGGCTGGAGAAGCTCCTCAAATGAGAAGAGACTATACTCCTCAAAAAAATGAAATGACTAATTACTTTAGAAAACTTATGAATCTTCCTTGTGATTTCATTCTCACAGGCCATCTTCGTGAAATGAGAAAGGTTCTCTCAGTCTATACAAAGACCGGTGTTGTGCGTGAGGAAATTAAGTTTCGTTTCTATACTACCGGCCAAGCAGTCGTTACCATCCCTCTCTTGTTCGATGAGATATATGTTCTCACTGGGAAGAATGATAGGGATGGTGTCAAGCGTGAAATGCTTATTGATTCATTAGGTGAATACATAGCTCGTTCACGGCTGAAATCGAAAGGCCTTCTCAATGCTATCGAGCCACCTGATTTAAAAGCGTTATTGAAGAAAGCAGGGTTTGATGCTGAGGATAAACCAAAGCTTCAATTTACATAAGTTAGTTTAACAATTAAACGATCTAAGAAAAGGAGAAGAAGAATGAAAAAGTATGGATTAAGAATTGGTAATGTAGGGATTGAGTTTCCTTCAATCGAAGAAAGAAATAAGGCATTGACTGATTTCACAAAAGGATGTGATGTTCAGATAAGTGATTCAGGACTTAGATTCAGAGATGGTAAGGGATCTTTTTCTGTCTACGATAGAGACACAAAAGAAATACTTACAAACTGCTGTATCTGTAATGGAGTCTTTGGAATAGATACTTGCGGTGAAAGGGAATATCCGTATAAATATTCTTATAGCAAAAACTATGATATAACAACTGGATATATCTGTGATGCTTGTCTTGCAAAGAAGATTAAAGACAAACAGCTCTTCGATGCTCAGCAATTATTAAATAAAGAAAAGGAGGGTAACTAAGGCAAATAATAAGAGGCAAAAGTAAATTAACTCAAAACACTTTAACTAAGGAGGAAACAAAAATGTCAATGACAGATTACAGTAGTTTAGAGAAAGAAATTAAAGAAGCTCCGGAACCAGTAGTTCTCAAGAAAGGGACAGAAGTCAAAGCTCGTATCATCGCTGTTCGTTGCGGAGTGGTGGACAAAGGCGAAAGTGACTATGATGGAATCTCATATTTCTCAGTCACCTACGATACTCCCAATGAACCTCTTGCAAAAGAGTTCAATGATTTCTTCTGGGATTTAGCCGACCGTGATAAGATAGCTGCTGTGGGTGAGAAGGCCCTCAACAATGCTATCCGCCACTTCCGCAATTTTGCAGATGCTTTCGGCATCGACTATAGCCGCCCCTTCAGTATCGAAGATGATTTACCTGGCAAGGAAGGCTGGCTGATTGTTGGTATTAAGTCTACCGATGAGTACGGCGCTCAGAACACGGTGCAGAAGTATCTATCACCTAATGCCGGTGCGTCTTCAGCAAAACCAGCAGCAGGTAAAGGCCCTGAGGCTCCGTTTTAAGTTCGTTTAATTCATAAACGATCTCATTAACATAGGAGGCCGAAAGTATACTTCTTAAATGCTATCTATTGGGGGAAAGTTTTAAGCGGACATAGTCGGCCTCCTTTAACAAACAAAGGAGTATAAGATGACAAATGAAGATTTTGCAATCGAGATTGATAAATCATTTGCTCGTAGCAAATCCCTTTTAATTAAGAAGGGTGTCGAATATTCGCAAGACGACGACCGTCTTGGACAGTTTTATAGAGCTGGTTCAGCTCAGGGAATATCTCCTACTCAAGCCCTTATGGGAATGGCTATGAAACACATCACTTCCATAGCTGATATGGTTAAGAATCCATCAGCGTTTTCGTTGAAGAAGTTCGATGAAAAAATAGTCGACCTTCGTAACTACACAATTTTACTCGATGCCTTGTTGAGAGACATGGGCATTGAATAGGAGATAATAAAGATGACTTGCGAAAACTGTGACCTTACAAACTGTAGACCTGGAAAAATAATAAGAACTACTCCAGACCAAAACCTTAAATGGGACACTTACTTCCATTCTATCTGTGTCGCAGTTGCAAGCAAGTCACCTTGCCTCTCTCGCAAAATCGGAGCCATC